CTTTAGGGTCCAAGCCGATATCACCAGCAGACCCGTCGTAAATAATAATTCTTCCAGAGTCTGTCCCCTCGTTGGTATTTAGGATCATATCCTTTGTACCTTCGGTAGAGATAGTTGCTGTTGTAGTAGTAGAACTAATGTCTACTTTAGTAAGCTCGTCAAGGTCACTCTGTAGAGCTGATATTCTTACGCCTGATCTTGTTGGCATTTTATACTCCTAAGCAGTCAAGGCCGTACCAGTAATGTAACCACTACCAGAAGGACTTCCATTGCTTTTGCTGTACGCCTTTACAAATATAGTAGCACCGCCACCGCCAGCACAAGAAACCTGAATGGCCTTGAACCCCATGTCAATGGCAAACTCACCATCAGTGCTATTTGTGCTAATGGTAGGAGTGACGGGAATCTTCTGGAACGCAGAAGGGGTGTTAGTTGCTATTACTGTTTTAGTCCCATCGCTAATAGTCCAGTCCTCGCCGGACCAGTCTTCAGTTATTCCAACAAATGTAAGCTCTGTGTTACTGCTGTTAACAAGCACTTCCCAAGTATCAACTGATTGCCTCGGGTAAAAGCGCCACGTGTCGGTGGTGCCGCTAGTTAATGTAACCTTTTCCATGAAAGCTGGTCTTGCGTTAGGCATTATTTATCCCCTTGTCTAAATCTATCACGCCACTTAGCCCCCTCTGAAGGGGAAAGTAGTTTCTTCTGTTGTTCTGTAAGAGGCTCAGATGCAGTCCTGAGCGTTCTACGTGCGTTAATATACTCTTTCTCAGCATTAACCCAAGCTCTGACTGACTCTTGCAATGCCTCAAGGCTCTCTTCATCAAGAAACTCAAGGAACTCACGCGCCCTTGATCTAATATCAGCTAAGGCATCAGATGGAGGCATAAGGTTTAAAATCCTGACAAGGCCCCTTGTGGACGGTGCAGCCACATCTTTTATTAACTCTTCAATCTTTGCTTTCTCTCTAGTTTCTACTAGCTTCTGAGCAGCATCGCGCAATTGCTTGTCATTCTTAATCTTTGATTGATTTATTACGACTTCACCAGCGCCATGCTTTTGGGCTAATGCGGCTTTCCTTCTGGTGATATGGTCGTTGAAGTCTTTTGCTCGCGCAATAACTAATTGAGTTCTGGTGTATCCTACGCTCTTGGTTGCAAGCAGGTCGAGAACCTTTAGGGCGGTGGGCCTTACCCTTTCATCTCGCTCAACCCAGTTCTGCCATAGGCTTGCGCCTTTTTCCCAGAATCGACCGCCCTTGTATCGGTTGAACTCAGGGGCAGTAACTCCTGTTATTCTTCGGAGATCACTACCTGTGCTGCCGCCAAATATAGTAGCTATGTCCGTTGGGGATGGAGCGATTGGCGCTAGGTACGCTTGAGCAAGGCCGTTGTACACCCTAGAGAACACGTCATCTTTGTCTATGTTCTGCCTAAACGTTTGAACAGCGTTGAATATAGGGCTGAAGTAGAAGTGGTTTGCAATTCCCAATCTCCTCGCGCTTTCTAGTAAATCTTCAAGCAAGCCTCTCTTTATTACTGGATCAAGGGAGGGAGTGGCATATGAGAATGGGTTAAGGAAATTGGTATCAACGAACGTGTGAACCTTTTCAATCGCCCTGTCAGACACTTCTGTTCCGCTTCCATATGCAGGAACAGATCTAGTCTGATCATCAAGCAAAGAAAACACAGACATAGAAGCGGTTGGGGCATACTTAAAACGCTGCCACTGATTCATTCCAGCAGTCATGCCATACAGCCTATCGGCCCCTTCTGGAGTTATGCCAGCTTCAGCAAAACTAAGGGCAGTCATTTGATCATGTATTGCCATATATACTTTTGCCTGAATTGGATTGCGAGCCATCCATTCCATTGTTAGCGGTATAGCTCGAACGCTAAACGTAAGAAATGGTTGAGCAGCCAGAAAGTGAACCGCCTTTAAGGAAGTGGCTGCGGCTGGAGCAACTGGCTCAAACGGAGTTGTCGTTGGTTTACCACTAGCCTCCCAGTAATCGGAAAACTCACTAATGTCCTGAACGCCACGAGCAGCCTTTGGTTTAGCAGCCATTGTCTTGTATGGAGCAAAAGGCATACGAAGTATGTTTACAAACCCAGGAACGTTTTTGTAATCGATAAACTTTTCCATAGCGCCAGATGCAGCCTTACTTCTGCCAACCCGGTTTTTATATTTGTGATGATACGCCTGTCTAAATATATCATCACATACTTTGCTATAGAAAATCCCAGGCAGCTTGGTGACATCAAGCCCGGCGTGCCACCTTTTTTTAATCCAACCATTAGCGCCAGCCCCATAGTGCAGTCTGTCAATAAGGCCAAAGAACTCCATGAATCCATCCATCGGAGTCTTCCAAACTGCCTGCATTGGAACAAAATCACTTGACTTTATGCCAAGCTCGCCAGTCATAAACGTGCTCTCGAACACGCCATCTTCAAACGTTTCTTTCCAATGTTGTGATTTCTTATTTGAAAAAGCGTCTTTGATTGCTTGACGGTAGTATTTCCAGTTGTTCGGGTTCAAAAGACTAATGCCAGCCATTGGCGCAAAATACATAACGTTTGTAATGACGTTGCGAATGGTGGTTGTTGGACTCCAAGCTGTATGAGCGGACTTCCATTTAGAAATCAGCTTAGGGAATATGTTCTGCATATCGTCCATGAACTTCTGCCCATTGACTATATGGAACCACACATCCTCATGGACCCATTTGCCTGCAAGCTCGCCATATCTTTTGGGTGAAAACTTATTAAGTTCATCAACAATAACCTTGTTCTGGTTTGCGCCTTTTTCTTTTTTGGCTGCGTTAATTACGTCATCACCTATACCAGCCCTTCTGGCCTCATCCACAAGCTGTTCAAAACTAAGACTATCGTAGTAGCCTTTGTATAGGGTTTCGTCAGGCATCATCAGCCAGCCCTTGCCGGGTTTGTAGTTCTTTGCAATATGGGTTTGCTTCGCTGCATCTCTGTAAATCTTATGCATCTCCACCATATTACTAAGCCTGCCCATGCCCTGGACTGCGGTTCTAAAGAAGTCATCGGTCATCCCAAATCCGCCCGGCCCTTTGTTGCGATTCTCCATAATCTCGGCGGCTATTCTTAGTTTCTGGGATCTCGTTCTGGCTTTTACTGCTGACTCAGACCACTTCAAAGCGGCTTTATATACAGAGGCTACATTCTTTATTTCTGCACCGTGAATTCCCTTACCAAACGAAAATTCTTTGCCTGATGAAATGATCTCCTTAAACGTGCCTTCGTATTCTTTTAGTTTTTGAAACACGTCCTCCATCTGGACCAGGCCCTTGAATTCATCAGCCATGCCTGGAACGTTCTCAAGTAAGTAATCCAATGCTGCTCTTGCTGACTGGGTGTACCCAGGCTTATTCTTTGTCCCCTCGCCCGCTGCTTTTGCAAGAATGCCAGCTTCTTCCTTTAGCGGTTTAATGAGTTTTTCAGGTATCATTTCCCCGACCCTGACAAGTCGCGCTTCTATCGGTATACCAAGGCTACGAAGATCGTTCTCCAGCAAGGAACCGGACGGACCAGCAGCAACAGATCTTGACTCGCCAAGCGACTGCCGCCTTGCTATCTCTTCTATAGTTACGGCTTTCAGCGCGGCAGGCTCATAGAGTTGCGCCCAGAACATTTGGCGAAGTTGCTTGGGACTGTGGACCAGGTTTAGCTTTACAGCATCATCTGATAGGCTAAGTGATTTCTTAACAAGGTCTAAACCCCAGGTATTCATAACAGCAAGCTTTCCGGCAATTTCACTTCTAAGTTGAAGTACATCTTTGGATACCTTGCTTTGATTAAACGGAATGCCAGTCCTTTGATTTATTCCAAGTTGAAGCTCTTGCTTGCCTACATCAGTGAGCCTCCATGTTCCAAACTCATCAAGATTAACAAGGTTTCTTTTTGGATTGTCAAAGAACAGCCCACGGTGTTCCATCCATGCCATTTCTTGAAATGTTCTAGCCGGGTTCATCCCTATAAATGCGTCAGTGTTCGTTAGGCTCCCATACATTTCTTCGAGCTTGGCCTTGCTGGCTTCATTGATAACCTGAAAAACACCTTTATCTGTGCGAACGGCCATGCCTTGATCGATTAACTTTTGCGCCTTTACGTCATCAACCATGGGAATTGGGGAGTAGGCATCAAGCATACCCATTTTAACAAGCGGTGACTCACCCCCACCATAAAACGCTTTTTGCCATGCGTCGCTCAATGCAACGCTTTCAGGCGTAGCATCCCTCATTGCCATCGCAAGCTCTTGCATTTCCATGGTTGATTTTCTGCTGTGCGAAAGACCTTCGCGCTCAAGCGCATGAAACACAGCAAGTGCCTTACTTGCCATCGCTCTCGACATAGGAGACATCATCAGGTACCGCAGAAACCCCTGTCCTGGGTTTTTTATTAACCTTCTAATGCCAATAGTTGCTAAATCCAGCGGGGTAAAAACGCTTGGTGCGGCAACAACCTGAAGGGCATCAGCAATATTATCGAAAGCACGGGCCTCCGCTAAATCATTGGCCTGCATTTTGTGAAAATCATTGGCTAGCTTTTCATATTTTGCAACCCTTCTACCAAGGACTTGATTGAAAGAAATCCCATGGCCCCATTCAGAGGCGCGATTAGCTTGCTTGGCCTGTTCTTTAATAAAAAGTGTACGCTCTTCAAGTCTATTTGCTATGTTTTCTCTATGCTTGGCAGCCTTTCCGCGCGCCATTTTAACGAGAGGGGTGCGGACCATGGTAAGGTTTAGGAAGACCTCAACCGGCCTTTCTCGCATCATTCTTTCCCAGTCAACTCCAGGCACAGATCTGTATGCGGAGTTCAGCATCTCAGCGGCCATGTTGCCAGTGCCGTGCGTAAACTCATCATATCCCTGACGAAGAGATTTCTCTGAGGACCATACGTTCTTTCTTGAAAATGGATTAACGTATTTCTGAAACCCTTGGTATAAGCCAAATGTCATACCGTACCCAATCTCCCAGAAGTTTGGGCCGAAATGATCTACAACATCTTGGAGTAAACTTGGCTGATCTTTTTCTTTACCCCCAACGTGGTCAGGAATATGCCTTACTCTTTCAATCCAATCTTGAGAATACTTATCATCTATTTCAGGGCCTATGCCAAGAACTGCTGCGGCACCGGAAGCAATGGCGCTACCCCAAACGTTAAGTCCCATTGAGATGGACGGCGCTAAAACAACTGGGGAAGATGTCTGCACTAACTTCTCGCCAGCAGGTCGATTATCTAACGCCGAAATATAGATAACGTGCTTACTAAGAAAATTCGCAAGCATACCAGGAGTCTGCATTATATGAGCGGCAATATCCTCATCGTATGAAGCTTCACCGATAAGCCTCCCGGTATATTTTGGGTCATACAGAAGTGGCTTAACTTGGTCTTTCTCCATCCACTCAGGAAGGTTTGGCCTTACTAACTGACCTTTTGTTATTGCCCTTAGCCCTGGCACATTGCCAGCAGGAAGAGCAGAGATAGCTTGTTTCGTTCTGCCAGCCCGAATCCCGTCAAGGTGACTATAATTGTAGCCCTCCGGTAAATCTTCAGGCGTTACGAGCCTTGTGCCGGACTGGTCAGGACGGCCTGTAGTTATCTGATACGAAAACCTGCCACCTTTACCTGCAAAAGTAGGCTCTGGTTCTTTAATATGAAATTGCCTAAAGAGCCTGGGATCATCCGGCCTATCAAAAGCCATCTTAGATTCAATCTCGTTGGCCTCTTCAGGGGTAAGAGATTTTCCAAATCTAATTATCTGCGCCTGTAAGGGCGTTAGCAGGCTAGAGTTTTTATTTAGAATGTCATCGTAATTAGCGCCAGACTTTGTTCTCTCTCGTATGGCATCGCGATCTTCATAGGGAAGTTGATTTAGCGCATCTCTATATTTTTCATTCCACACCTCAGAAAAATCATCTGTGATAATTTTAGGGAGGATTCTTCTGGCATCTGAAATAGTTACGCTTCCCGGGCCATCAGAAAACTTAGCCTTTTCTACAGGGTCAACCAATCCGGTAACTGGAGACTTGTCGCTTAATGCGCTTGGATCAAAAGCATACCCCATCTGCTCTGGAGTTACTTGTGTGCCGCTGTACATATACTCAGGCTTTCCGTCAGTAAAGAAAGCTCCCTGCGGTCCAGGCCAATCAACGGTTGGAAAGCCAGCTCCTTTATACTTCATGGCAAGCTGCTGCTGCCGCTCCCTGTGCGGAGTGCTTCTCTCTAGAAGCTCTTGAGCAGATAGCCCTGGCGTACCAGTGTCTTTATCAAATCCCCTAAAATACCCTTCCGGTGAATCTTCATGGACTGGAACGCCAATTGGTTCATCTTCCTTGAACTTGGAACGCCAAGACTTCACATCTTGAGTTCGCTTGTATGCGTCCATCTCGCGTTTCATGCGAGACTTAACTATGTCAAGAAAGCTCACCGCTATGCCCTCATGGCTCTATTTCTAGCCTTTCGTAGAATGCGTATGTCTTTTGCAAATCCGGCCTGCTTCTGCTTCTTGGATAAATCCTGCCGCTCCCACTTTAGCCAGAGCATTTGTTCTGGGTTTACGCCCATGTCATTAGCGCCGCCAGGAACAATATGCTCACCCTTATGAACTCTAGCATATGGAGTGCCCTTTTCATCGGTAAGGAAACCGTCGGAGGTTACAGGGCCACCTTTATCGTAAGACGGAAGTGGCCAGTACTTAGGGGAAGGCGCAGCAACCCCCTTAAGGAGGAACTGGTCTAGCCCACCTGGGTTTGCCTTCCACCTATATTTACCAGACTCATCGGCAACAAATTTACCATTGACTAAAGACCAATTTCGCCTCATTGCAGCTTTAGTATTTTTGAGAAGTTTATCTTTCTTGTCTTTCAACCTGGCTTTATATCGATCGCCAAGTGACTTCAATTTCTCAATATATGCTTTGTTAAAGTCTATAGTCGCCTGTTGGTCCTCTCCTTTACCCTGTGCAAGCCGAGGAATATCTTCATACTCAATGTACGCTTTTACATCCTCCTTAGTTATATTTTTGCTTTGGTTGCCGAGTCTGAGCCTTGTTCCGCTAAAGTCCTTCATAACACTTTCAAGCGTTATTTTTTCTGAGGCTTCAACCCACGCCTTTCTCGCATTTATAAGCTTGTCGAGTCTTGTACCAGTCTGCGCTTCCCAACGTTGCCTGTCTGCTTTATGCTGATCTGCCTTTTTGCCTGGGTGCTTGCTTGCTCCACTTACGTGGTAGGCATCGTTCCCATCATTGATTATTTTAGCGAAAACGAGAGTTTCCTTTTTCCAGTCAGCAGAGTTTGTTTGGCCGCTAAGGGCCTGTAGCTTTCTGTATGACCTGTCTAGCTTGGCGTGGCTAGGGCCAATTCGTATGGCGTCAAAGTGGCCTTTTTTATCCTTAAATCCATACTTGACCCTGTTGTAAGCCAGTCTCACTTGATTCATGTTAAAAAGCCGAACGTTGGTAAGGCGCTCTCCTTTACCGCCTTTGGAGGCATTTGACCGCGCAGATACATAGCCAAAATCAGTATTATCTTCTTTCAGTGGAGGCTGATTACCCTTTGGGCGGCGACTGCTTTTTTTGGTTTTCTTTTGAGGCGGTGTACCGGGACTGTCTTCGGCTCCTTCCATTTTCATAAGGGGTAAGCCTTTAAAGAAATGATGATCACCGTAAAAAATGATTTTTCTTTTTGGTTGCAGCCAGGTCCTGTTCTTGCCTTTTCCCCTTGGGACACCTTTGTTGTATTCACGTGCGGACATCAGCAGTCTTTCGTACTGATTTCTTGCCTGCTCTAAACTTATTTCATTTGCTGTAAAGGCTTGCTGGTTTGATAAAACCATGTCCAGCAATTTGGCTGGCCTCATTGCTCTTTCATACGCAAGGGTTTCTATCTGAGAACGTTTGAACGCCTTATCTAGATTATCTTTTTCCAGCACTTTTGATGCGTAGATTGCGTCGCGGAGATCTCTGTCGTTCGGGTACCTTCTGCGAAGTTCCGCAAGGCTAAGCCTAGTGCCGTCAGCCTGTAAATATCCATGAGCCTCAAGATGCTTGCTGGTTACTTCCGGCGGCATACCCTTTGGGGGCGGGCCACCCTTGGCAGCGCCATAGAATTGCTTCATCCACTTCGTAAGCGGATCATCTGTCGCTCTGGGCGGTTGAGTCACATATGGATTTTCTTTGGCCAGTGTGCTTGAGCTGGCAGTGCCGTAAGACGGCTGCATTTTTCCTAGCTCTGGCCCAGTTCCAGGATCGTCAGTCCCAGGATCGTCAGTCCCAGGATCGGCAGTCCCAGGGATATCGCCCATGCTCAGGGCCGTATTGTACGCCTGACCCGCTTGCTCAAGAAATGTTGGTTCGCCGCCAGGTGGTTTAGGCTCAGGCGGTGGCGCAAGCAGCGGTGGTGGCTTTGGTGGCTCTTCTGTAGGCAGCGATGGTGGCTCTGGTTCTGGTGCTGGCTCAGGCTCCGGTGCTGGTTCTGGTGCTGGCTCAGGCTCCGGTGCTGGTTCTGGTGCTGGTAAAGGTGTTTGAGCTGAAGGTGGAGGTCCGCCCGAGGGTTCACCATAACCAAGGCCGTGCTTTGGGTCCACAAACGGATAGAACTTACCATCCCGCCACATGCCCGTTGGCTCTTTCGCTGAAGGTGGCTTATATCTGTTTATAGCGTCAAGAAGACCGCCCCTGCTGCTGTAAAATTCGTCTTTTACTTTCTTATCTTCAGCAGCAACGGCGGCATCTGCGGCTGCGGCCAGTGTGTCAATTGGGCCAACCAGCTTTTCCTTTTCAGCCTCACGTTTTAGATAATCATCATAGGCTTGCATTCCAAACCGGGCACCAATGTCAACAACACCCATTCCAGCCTTAAGCCACCTGTCTTTTGCAGCTTCTTCTTTTTCTGCCTTTATTCGCTTTTCAAGCATCTTTTCTTCGGCGCGAGCTTTAGCGATTGTATTGAGGTAGTACGGTGCTATTGGTGATCTTCCGTATGCCATTTTTCACCCCCCTAGAATAAATCAAAATGCTGGTTTGGGTCTTGAGGATTATCAGGATTAAACCAACCTATTTTATTACCATCCATCACCCTTATGTATTTTGCAATTTCCCAATGAGGGACACCATTATCGATCTGCTTAGTAACCCAAGCTAAAGTTTCATGGTGCCATCCATCGCCACCAAGGAGGGCAATGTAGTCGTTTAGGTCAGCCCATGTGTTAGAAATGGTGTCTTGCTTCTCAAGCCATGCCTGCTTGCGTTGCTCAAGCGCATTCATCTTTTCAAAGATTTCCATTCTATTTTCTTCGGACAAAAACTGACCAGCCATAGCTGCCATCGTCTTCATCTTATTGAGCTGCTCCTCGATCTTGAGCTTTTCGTTTTCAAATCTAATGTTTGATATAGCGGCAACGGTTTGAGATGCAATTTGGCCCATACCTGCTGCCATAAGACCGCCAGACCCAACACCACGAGCAGCCATCATGTTTGCAAACTTAGCTATTTGATCAGCAGATTGCATATGAACTTGCGCTATTTGACCCTTTAACTGCTCTTCTGGTATTCCAGTTTGCTTCTCAAGCCAGCTAGACATTTTATCTACAGCTTGGTGAACCATGCCCTTAGCGGCGAGATCTCCGGATGTCACTTCACCGCTTTCGGTAAACTCCCCTGACTGAACCAGGGACTCATACATATTTGCCCACCCCTCGTTGCCTTCAGTCCATCCCTTTCCGCTTTTGTGATAGAACTTCCCATCTTTGTAATATCCGACAAGTTCCCCTTCTTTATTGTAAAAATTTTTCTCCTGTACAGCGCCTGCCTTTTTGCCCCATTCTTCTGGAGATCTCTCAGAATCATCAGGGAGTCTCTGGGATTCACTAGGAGGAGCTAACGTGCCGTCTTCTTGTTCGGCCCAGCCCTGCTCTTTTAGTTTTTCAGCTATTTGAGCGTACGAAGATTCTTGCTTCTTCTTTTCCTCTTCATCGGAAGGTGAAAACGGAGAAGAAGGCGGCGAAATGCTTGTCGGCTTTTCCGCGCCTTCCATCTGATACGCATAGGGTGAAGCGGGAGCTTGCGCTGCCATTGGGTTGTATTCCATTCCAACGCCAGCAGCAGGAGTTGAAAGCCCTTGCGCTGCCATGGTGCTGCCTTTCCCGGCTAACCCTTGAAGCGCCTGTAGCCTGTAGTTCGAGTCAGCCCGCTTTCTTTGCTCTTCAGCTCTTTTTCTCTGCTCTGTTTGCTGCCCAAGTCGGATTCTTTCTCTTTCAATATCATCTTTCCGCTGCCCTGGATCGACAACTGGGGCAAGCTTCTGCCTTTGTTCCTGCTGCTGAGCAACAGGAGGAGATGGTATTGGCGGTTGACCAGGTTTAGTTTGCCTCACCCTTGCAGCGGCCGCTCTTCCCATAAGCCCATTTCCCCGACTGGGGGCAACTGGCGATGAAAGTCCTGCCGGTGGAGCGCCTTCTGCATCTCTTGGTTTTGGTATCTGCGGGTTTTTGTAACCGCCCTTATCTTGATAGGCCATATCTACTCCCGATGCTTAGACTTGAACCAGATGTTAAGCGTTACATCCATTGCGTCATTGCTGGCTGATGAGTTTGTATTCCAAACTTTAATGTAAATCGGCTGTCCACTTAGCCTTGTTGTCGTTGCTGGAGAAGAATCAGTGTCCCAAGTATTTGAAGACGCAACAGACAAATCGTCACTAAGCATAGCCCCTGAGTAATCCGAGCCATCGTACGCAGTGTAAAGCTGGGCCTTTATACCTGGGCTGCCTTGTATTCCTCTGACATAAAGCTGGACTTGAACCAGCTCAATATCATCAGCAGGCTTGAATGCATGGTAATGCACAATTTCGGTACCAGAGCTTGCGACGGTATCATGATTAAATGATACGCACGAAGAGGCGTACTGTTTTTTTATGTAAGGTAAATCAACCTTTGTCGAAGAAAGGTACGTGTTTACTTTATCAAAGTTACCTTTGAGTGTCGCTGCCGATACAACTTGACCAGCCTGTATATCTGTAAATGAAATAGGATCTGACATTAGTATCGCTCCTGCACTTGGTCTGAGTGGACAACGTTAAGGGCAGACCCCGTGACAATCTCTCTGTCGGCAAAGTAGCTTACCCTTACATCTCCACTACTTTCATTATCAAACACGTTATACAGTACCCCTGTTCTGGTAACACTATCCCCGAGATGAACATCACCGCCACCGGACTGGATAATGTTGCCGATTACAATACCATTCCTTGCGGTACCAGAGAACTCAATAGCGCGGCCAGTGGCTGTTATAAAGGTGCAGTCCCTTATGGCGCACCAGTCGCCAGTGATTTTTATGCCGCCATAAACGTCCTCGAAAACACAATTTTTTATTACACAACGCTGCCCTGACATAGAAATCATGTATGTTGGCGTGCTATTTCCTTCATCGATAAAACGAATGCCGTCGAGAATCACATCATTACCAGTAAATGACATGACTTCGGTTGAAGAGGACTTGGCTAGCGGCCTTTTGAATACCGTTCTACCGGGGGACGTTGACGCCAAATGAATAGAATTTCTATTTGTGGATAGATTTTCATTAAAAATCCACTCCCCTTCCGTAAGAAAGACTCGACCGCCGCCATCCCCAAGAAGGCCAATTATTTCATTTATACTGCGAGTTGGGCTGGCTATTGGGCCAATGGTTCTATTCGTTAACTGGGTAGCCTCAAGCTGCCTGCCTATTTTCCTAAGCTTATGGTCGCCGGTCCATACTATTTGGGGGCGTCTAAAATCCCTTCTTACTATAGGCCCGCTCATCTTGAATCACCTGCATCTGAGTCAATAAGAAGCCCTTGAACTATCAGCTCGCCAGACCTAACCGCATCGCCGTAGCCGCTCATTAACCCAACGCGAATAGTCCTAGACTTAACTGAGCCGTTTTCTAGCTTGCTGGTAAACCAATCAACGTCCTGGTACTTAAGGTCGGTATTTGCTCCGCCATCAGTTAGGTAGGTTCCAGCATCGTTATAAAAGAAATGCATGTCTTCTGCTGGATGCAGGTCTACCGTGCCTTCAGTAAACTGCCTGTCTGTTGATTCTTGGAAATTACCATTAGCGTCTTTGTAATAAAAATCGGCATGAGCTTCTTCGCCCTCAACAAACCATTTGGCTGGGTCTGAGCTTTGCTTCTTTCCCCAACTAAGCATCTTTAGCCTGACCGGCCTAAATGTCATTACCCTTTCATTTTCCTTGAGCAGTCTTCCAGTTATATACAACATTGGAACAGAGCGTTCTGCGGTACTGCCATCGTCATCACCAATTGAACCGTATTTTAGCAAGCCGTTTGTTACGCCCGATGTGCTGGTGTAAACCTCTTCTTTTTTGCCGCCTGAAACAACAACACCATCGTACATGCAAGACATTTTATTGCCATTTGCCAGAACATTAGTTGCATAAATTGACCACGCTTGATGAACGTAATCATACACTATCGTAAGGCCCCATATTTCAGTTCCCGAAAATGAGCCTATCTGGTTGACGCTCCACCATATTTGATTTCTAGACTGAACGTGCAGCCCATTGCACCTATCCATTGTCTGCATATCGGCATGAAAGGGGTAGCCAACGCCAACAAGGAGGTTTCTGGCCTTTTCGCTCCCTACATAAGTAGATGTGTGCTTTCCTGTAAACAAGGAATCAATGGGCTTAGACAGCTTTTGAACAGCTCCTTCAGGCCCTTCACTTACAAACATATACACGCCGTCTTTGGCCATGTAATATAAAGCGCCAGCAACCTCAACAACGCTGTTGTGTGATATGCAACCAGGACCCTCCACTACTTTAAATAGCTCGTAAGTCTCATCGGTTGCGCCGCTCATTATGTAAATAGATTTTTCTGTGAAGACAACTAGCTGCTCCTTAAAGCTCTTTAGAGCAGTTATCTTTTCATTCTCATCTACTCCCATGAAGTGATAAGCGGCTATGCCAAACGGGTCAAACGGGTCTGACCACGCAAAGAACTGCGGACCTAGCTGGAACGTGCTCCTGTCCTGAAACATGAACAGTGCCTCTGGGATATACTGCTGCAGTTCGTCCATTGGGCTGGTTAACCCAACGGTAAACCCCTCTTCAAACCCGGCGTAGAAGATCATTGACTTGTGCTCTGCGGAGATACAACCACGTGGAACAGTTGTCCAATAGCCCCAGTTTATTGAGTTTACCCGTATAACGTCTTTACTGCCGTCAAACTTCTGTAGCTTTGTCTTGTCTGACTTTGGATCAAAAATGTAAGTGCTTGATTTTGTTGTAACTAGAGTTACGTGATGAGGGGATTCCCTGTTGCCATCACCGTCTTCATCCCTTGTGAGTATTGTGTCTACAAATGAACACTTAAATCCCTGGTTATTGATGGACTCACCAAGGCTGCTTAACTCCTGAGCTGAACCAAGTGTCTTTGTTTCGAGATCGTATGCTTCAAACCTTGGATTGTTATTAGAGTCAACACCGACAATAAGTATAAACTTTTCTTTGCCGTTTTGCTTTACAACGTGCAGGTTTGCTCTGTCACTTGTTGTTGCAATGTGCCTGCTAAATCCTTCCCTTGCCTCTATGTACCCGCGAGAGAAATCGACATTAAGGGCCATGGAGCAGTGGTCATCGGTCTGATAGTTCTCACGCTCTTCCATACCCTTCCATGGTCCAAGCAGAACCTTGGTAGATAATCCTTTACTCCCACGGGCCACGAGTAATTCTAACTCCAATTGGTTCGTCAATTTGGCGAGACTGAGCATTGCTTTGCATGCGAGCAAGGCCCTCAGCCCAAAGGCTGTCAATGACTGGATTATTGCCGTTTTGTTTAGCATTCATTAACTTGGCAAGGTAAACCCCTACCAAATCTCCGAACTCTTCTGCTGCCCCGTTTTCAACGGATTGTTCTGTCCTGAGAAGTGTGTCGGTTGCGTTACTTGTGGCTGGTAGTCTTGGAACCCAGTAAAAATGAACATTTAAAGATTCATTGGGTATCGGGGCAATATAAAGATTCTTACCCACAACAACATAAAACCTGCCGACATCCCTAACAATGCGCTCGGCTGTCCTGTTTACCATGAACCTATCGACAAATCGCATGGGCTTCCATTTGTACGCCATGTTGTCTCTGGCAACTGCGCCGGAATCATCGGTGTCCTCAATGGTAATAATCTTGTATGGGGTCTGCCCAAGGTAACTGCCGCTAGTCAGGTCAACGCTTTCAGTGTCAGACGGCCATGAAACTGGGCCAGTGTACTTTATAAAATACTCTGGATTAGAGCTTATAAGCTCTCGGTATACCGCTCTGTTTGCTTCATTAGCCAACCTGGTCTGCTCTGTTTCTGTCCAAAACAGGTCGCCGGTTTCGTCAAGCAATAGCTTGGCAAATGCTCTCGCGTCTTCAATTGTCAGAACTAGGTTGTTGATAGCCATATTAGTTCATGAAAAAGAACTTCTCTGGACCCTTTGACGTTGTACCTGTTCCGCATATTGACTCTGCTGCCTTCTGTAGACGACTAAAGTCCTGCGTTGCTGCGTACGCCATATCATCCAGCTCGCTTCTTTCGCGCTGCTCCTTTATGTATTCAAGGCTCGTAAACTGGTCTAAGTATTTACCAGACCCCATTCGCCACAAATCGCACCTTCGGATATATGGAATCAAACGGGGGTCCCTGATATTCAGGAACGCCCCGTCATCATCCTCCCAAACCTTCCAGACAAAAGGCACTCTCTCTTTTGTTGGAATAGTCTTCACCCCAAACTGAACCTCAACGGTGGCGTCAATAATTCTAGCCAGCATCCACCGCTTTACCTTTGGACACCACCCGACAATGATGCTTTCGTCGTGAACGCGCTCGCGAATACGCTTGGTTTCTTTATTGTTCCAATTGATTCGCTTTATTTCATTCCATTGAGTTTCAGTCAGAATCATTTATGCATCCGTTGGAGCTGGTTGGTTGCTTACCTGTGGTCCGCTTGTAAACTTTGGTAAATAAGCAATTTGCAAGGCCATAAGAAATGTATCTGCCGAACCATCAAGCGCACCAAGTTTAACATCTATACTTAAAAAGTCATTTATGTCTGGCGCTAGCGCGCCTCCGTCGAGCTTACCCCATTCTGTAAACTGAATACGGTTTGCACTACCATGGTTTGCATCTGCCGGAATTACCGTGTCAAGTGTGCCTGTTGCCGGGTGAGAAAACGCACCACCAGCATCAACCTTATCGACATTAACAACCCAAGTAGTTGTGTGCGCGGTGTTTGTCGATGCATTGGCGTGTACAGCCCGGAAAAACACATCGTTTTCCCAATCGATATATGTTGGTGAGTACAGCGCCGTTCGACCAAGCTCGCCTGCTTCCATTTTTAGGCCCACTTGGCCAACAGAATTTATTTGTTCAAACTCAATGTCGTCGGTGTGTATAGGTGTAATGTTACCACCACTATCTGTCTCATGCATTGAGGAAAAGCTGGCAACCTCAATGGTGTCAACCTTGTACTTATATTCAATATTCTTATCGCGAATCATAGTTTACCACTCCACAGTTTTCCCCCCGTTGCGGGGATACTAAGTAAAAAACACCAGGGGGCTATTAACCCCCCAGTGGCTAGGGTTCTGCACGATCCCTAGAAGATCAAGTTACTAACTTCGATGTCATCCAACAGGACGTGAGAGTTACGACGCTCACACCCAAGGTTTCCGTAGAAGCACATGAATGCCTCCCACGAGTCAGCACCGCTTACGCGGTTCATGACAGAGCCATCTCGGTCAGCCCATTTCCAATCCTGCATCGTGTACAACTTCAAGTCCCCAGTGTTCAAGAAGAACAACTTGTTATAGGGAGCATGTCGGTCAAACTCGATAGGCATTGGGTTAGTACCACCAGCATAAGTCAATTTCTGGAATCCACCTTTCAACTGCTCTGGCGCATAACGCACGTCGCTGGTCAGAAGGTTGATGTACTCACGGCGTAAGCTGTGATGACCCATAATCAAGTTAGGCTCGGCACCCGCAATCTCATCTGCACTATCAATGGCAAGCTGCATCAACTCTAAAGACAATGGACGATTAGTACCGGCAGCCGCAGGGTTCGTAAGAACCTCGGACTTCCATACATCTTCCTCTGCGGTATCGATGTTTTGCAGTTTGAATGACGTGCTGTCACTTACAATAAAGCTAAGACCTGTAATTTCATTGTCATATGAATGGCCATTCTTGTCACCAAGGACAACAAAGTCATTGTTTGTAACAACGAGATCACCGGAATTACCGTTTGTAACCGTAAACTTAGTACGGCTATCAATGCTTTTAACTGTAAGGTTTTGATCCTGGGTAGACGCAAGGTCACCGTCGGATCCAATAATAAGCGACATACCTTTTTTGATGTACCGACTGCCTGGATTGTCAACTGTAAGTTGCTTTTCTCCACTGCCTGGGATTGTTACACCGTCAGCAATTTGCGCCATTACACCTGTTTTAGATGTGTCTGAAAGAAGGTTTCCCCAAACCTGTCGGTTCAAGTCAACCCGTAGGTCACGTCGCATACCTTCGACCTCAGTACGCATTGCAGAAGCAAACGCACCCTTGTCTCCAGTTGAGGCGGCAATCACTGCACCTGTTAGCTGAATGCGACCATACAAGAACTTCGCACTAATGCGACTCTCTGCGTATGACTGCTTTCCTGCTGTGGGCAGATTACCTGTCTCACCACGTCCACCTACACCCGAGTTACGGGCTGTGTGAATAGGAAATACAACACGTCGACCACTAAACTTGCGCTTAGATTTCTCTACGTATTGAAGAATAGGCACCTTGTTGTTTAGGTGCTCACGAACCGGACCTTCGTAATACTCTTTGAGTACTACGTCAAAATCGGTACCGGCGCTTTGTCCAAACCCAGCGGTTTGCTGTGCCATAATAAAACTCCTTAGTAATCACCAGCGAATCGTGCTCGTGCAGCAGCTTCCGCAGCGTCAAGATCTTCCCCAAAATCTTGCTTGACTGGAGCATGACCAACACCGCGTTGTAATGTTCGCGGCTTAGGCGTGTAGCCTTCTTCCTTGAGTCGCTCCATGTATAAACGCTCACGCTTTTCATGCGAACGCTTGGCCAATCTGGCCACTGAAGCATTTGGGTTCTGCATCAAAGCATTTACAACATCAAGCTCTTCCATGTGAGGATAGTTCTTTTTGGCAGAAGAAATCTCACGCTGTATTTCTTTTTCCGCTTCTTTGACCTGCATCTGCTGATACCGCGTGTCATTGTATTGCTGCTGCCTCTGTTGCTTGCTTTCAATTTCAGCAACCCTTCGCTCAAGAGGATCGACAAACACGTCTTGGTCTTCCTTGGGTGCAGACTGATTATTCATCTGACTCCACGCCCACTGATTCCATTGCGCTGTTTCCTCGTACTGCCCTTGCAGAGAACGATGGTTATCTTGTAATTCTTCAAATTGCTCCTTTAGTAAACGAATTTCATCTCGGCTTTCCTTGAATCGTTCGTAAGGAACAGGGGAAGGATTTCCATCCTTATCAATCTCAGGTGCACCTGTGTCGCCGGTATCCGCGTAACCTGAACCAGAGGTCTGCGATTCCTCTGAGGAGCCGTGGCTCGTATCGCCATTATAATCACTCACAATGCCCTCGTGCTAAATATCGTTTTAGCGGACGATTAACGTGGACTAGATTCAAATCCGGTTTCGTAATCAGCTACCCCGGGACCTCTTGTACCAACTGCTTGGTTCATCTCGGGGCTTCCGCCTCCCACTAATCCGGCTGGTGGGCCTCCACCTGGAGGACCGCCCATCTCCGGTGGACCACCCGCTTGTTGAGCAGCACCCGCAGGCGCAGCCGGTTGAGCTGGTGGCATACCTGGAACCCCAGCTTCAACATGAGCAGACCACCATGGCTGACCTTGCTGTTGCTGTGATTCTGCATGGTAATGCCATGCAAGATGTCTTTCAAAATTCTCCTGAATGTCAATTGGTAGCAATCTAAATTCAACTGATTTCATAAACTTTAGATGCTCATCAATCATTACAATGTGATCTTCCCATGGAGACACATCAGGGGACTTGCCGTTGGCAAGCATATGATTTTCTTCTCTGGCGTAACGGCGATCTCTATCCTCGTCACCGTATACGGGATCCATATCACCAAACTCCATCATCTTCCTGGCCTTCATTTGGGTCTGAGGATCGCTTGGATCACCCAAGATTCCAACCTGATACATCTGCATAACCTGCTCTCGCCGGTAGCTCGGATGTTTGGGAAGCATGGAATTGGCCATAATTCGGACATTGGTGTTCTTTATTTGCTGAGAATGAAATCTAAATACTTCAAGCGCGTTGTTTTTACCAACGGTCTGTATTGTTGTTTCAATGGGCATGTATTGACGCCACATCCACAGCATCTGCATACACAGCTTTTCAACGCAAGACTCAAGCTCACGAACAGTTGGACCCAGCTTGGTTGCGTCAAGGTCTGACAGTAGGCCAATCGCTCGACCGCTTGTCTGCGATGGTGCCATTCCTCTCGTTACATCACTTACGCCGCTTATGTTCTGTATGTGCTCAATCTGCTCCTTCTCAAGCATTCTGTGTTCTGGGCTGAGAGGAGGTGGCGGTAGCGGTTCAGGTGGACGAGCTGCCGTTCGGTTGTAAAAGATAATTTCACCCGGCTCGTCAGTGAACGCAGATCTATCAACGCTACCTTTTTCAGCTCTCCATTTGGGTTGAGCATGAAGATTCTTATTTTCTATTCGCTGACTAACACTTTTGTTTAATTCTTTTTGTGCTGGAATAAGAGAGGTTACAACGCCTTCGCCAGCTAATCGGCCAGGGACAGTTACATGCCTAGCGCAAAAGAAAGGCATCTTTCCGTAGGGAAGCTCTTCCTCTTCCTCTAAAACAATATCGCCAGCAACAATAGAATAGTAACCATCAGGATGCCTTGTTGACGGCTTTTCAAAGTACTCAAGGACCAGTATTCTATCAATGGTAGACTGGTCGGTTCCCGATGAGTTTGAAAACTCACGGAGAACATTTTGGCTATGATTATCAATTTCATACTGAGTATCAGATACAACATACTGACCCTTTTTTGGCCACCTGGTTCGTATCTCATCTATATGCATCATGTTTGCGTGAATGACCCAGCGCGAGTCGTCTAAGTCTCTTGCGCCAGGATCCCAACCAACTTCAAGCACAGACAAGATATCTACAACAGGCAGTCCAGCAGTTTTTCTAGGACTTTTTTTCTTTTTCTTTTTACTGGCTTTTGGCTTTTCAGGCTCCTCAAGGCCAACATCTTTAGTTAAATACTCAACTATATGCTCAATATCGCCTTCGTCCGTATATTCTTCGCCAGCATTGCTATCCCACCAGCACTTAAAAAACACAGTGCCTGTAGTCGCCATCCACTTTACAGCGTCATGGAGCTTTGTTTGCATACTAAGCTCGTGCCAAAGATACTCAAGCAGGTGCTCGCATTGACGTGCTGCTTCTATATCATCGTCATCATCAGAGGCAGGAAGGCAAGTAAATCCAGGGCGGTTCTCAACAAGTTTACCAGCGAGCGTTTCAACAGTTGGCATAATGTAATTCAACACCATGCGAACTCGCCACGCAGGGGGATTATCTTCCGTAAGTAATCTTGTTACCCTATTGTATCTAGACCATTGACGCCCGGTAAAATAAGCCATGCCAAGCCAAGCATTTTCTATTGTGCGAAGCTTGGAGTCTTCTGAAGATTGCCACTGCCGATGCACAAACCGGCTAGACTCTCTTTCTTTTTCCGATGGAGAGTAGGACTTTACGCCGTCCTTAGTGTACTCCTCGGAGATTGGCCCGGTAATCTCAGACATTAGGGTTAGGCACCTTCTTTTTCTTCTTCTTCTTTTGGCCTGAAGATTCTTCCATGTTTGACTGAATCTTTTGCTTCATTAGCATTGCCGCTCTTTGCCTGGGGTCAATCGGCATTCCCCTTGGGCTTAATGCTGAACCCGATGGCTCACGCTGGGGAACCTTCTTGGTCCGCTCAGTCATCTGCCCTTGCTTTTTCTTTTTTGCTAACATTGCAAGCAAGTTTGGATCAATCCCCGATTCAACCATCAGGCTTTCCCTTTTGCCTGACTTGCCCTCGGCGGGGCCGCTATCCCCGTACCTATCTAATAACTTGCGTGCCATTATACTGGACCGCCAACTCTAGCCTTTGCAATCTCTTCCATAGCACCACCAGGAGCTTCCATACTAGGTGGAGGTCCTTCGGCTACACCTTCAGCGTCGCTTACAATTTCACTAGCAATTTGCTGACGCATGTCCATCGGCAGTAGCTTTAATGCGCTAATAAGATCATCAACTGTTGGCTCAGCCTTATCACCGCCCATCCCAGGTGGAGGACCCATGGGGCCTTCGTCCATTCCCGGTGGAGGTCCACCGCCAATTAAATCCATTGGACTCGACATCGTTATAAACTCCTATGTATGTTTTTTGCAGCTTCAAGTCTTATTGCCGGGCCATGCGGCATTCCAGGGGCAGACGATCCTGGATCAGACAGACCAGACTGCACTGCTGCTGATGGTTGCCTGCCAGACAATTGCGGCTTTACTTTTGCTGCCACTGGATCTCTAGAGCCTGAGCCAGACGCAAACAAGTCGCCAATCATCCCAAGAAGACTGCCAATAGCACCGCCAATAGCAGCGCCAGGAGCGCCACCTCCAGCAATTGCTCCAATAGCGCCACCGACCGTAGAGCCAACATTTTGACCAGTACTTCCCTGATATCCTGCACTACCAGGATCACCACCGTACGTCTGTTTAGACGGGTCAAGCTGTAGCGGAGTTCTTGCCATTTTCTGCGACCCTCCAGTATTCAGACTCAAATCTATCTTTGTTTACCATATCAAACTCTTCCCAGGAATGGTTATTAGAATTCATAAGTCCAATTTTATATAAATGCTCTTGCCGTAAGTTCCACCTGTAAACAGCAATAGAAATCACACAGCAAGCCGCTGTAACGCTTAAGCACACTAATATGGTTGCTGCTTTTAGCATTAAGACCACCATTTCCCAAGATGCGGATCGCGGTCGTAGTCTTCTGTATTTATATAGTTTGCCACGGCGTCTGGATTATAAGCCTTTGTTAGTTCTGGCTCAGATAATGACGCATCATCCAATTCGGAGTCAAGGTAGATTGATATCGCCATCGCCATAACAGCATCATCGTGCTCATTAGTCATTGCCTCATACCTGCCGCGCTGGTTCTCAATAAACGTCTGGCATTCCTTTAGAAATCGTAAAGAATTAAAAGTCCAAGACCCCAGTCGTATTGCTTTGGCAAGGGAAGCTAATGCGGCATCTCTTTTTCCCGTACTGCCGGTTCTAAATCCAAATCGCTGTGACCAGTTACCCTGGTATGACCTAACGTATAAGTTTGTATATCCATCACCATCGTTGAGATCGAGCAACTCTTTGACAACTGCGAGTCCCGGCCCGTCAACTTCAGGGACCACCAGGGCACTGTTATACGCTCTGCCAGCAAGGGCAGCTTGTTTAGCAACAACATCAGGAGGGACCCGCGCATAATATTCGGCAACCTGCTCTCTTGTAGTTCGGTCAAGAACCTGTATGCATGAAAAGTCTCCATCCTCCACCCCGTGTGCCGAATCGATTGAAACAATATAATCATGAAGCGAATCCGGTGGATGCCATATCAGCCAGTCGTCGTTGCCTGGCTCTAACACACCATTGCCTTTAAATAGCGAACCTCGCCTTACCTTTGGATTGGCTTCCTTTATCTCGTTTATTCTTGCCAGCACTGCGCCCTGATCAAACGGACTGCTCGCACTAGACGTAAATGCAATTTGCGGCGTTAGCGGATACTCAGTATCAAACCGCGTAATATCTCCACCGAACTTAGTTTGAAGCGTCTGCTGTGCCCACTTAACTTGGCAAGGCTTCAAATCAAACTCAACCGCACGCTTCGCCCAAATGGTGTCGTAGCCCAACTGTTCAGTCATCTCCCAAAACAATTCGTCGTCACCAGCTTTGCTTGCCTTCATTAGCCGATCGTGTTGCGCTTTTTCACCGCGCTGCTCAGGCAATCTATACTTGTGGTGCTCTTGCCAGCCAAAGAACAACGCCTTGAACATATTACCGGGAGCGTCTTTGTATGCAGACCAAAAGCGATTATAGAATGCGCCTGCTGCACCGTGCGCCGTTGACTCGATAATCACATAGGTTCCAGGCGAATCCTCGATAGACCCCATCTGGGCCTGCAACACATCTTCGTCTGAAGTAGAACGACGACGTTTCCACCATAAGGCAAGCTCTGAAAGGTGTACAAAGTCAGGCGTTTGACCACGAGCAGCATCAGTAGCACCCTGAGTCTCAATACTAAACTTGCTACCATGCTTCCATTGAATAGCGTGTCCCTTGATTGTCCCAGGAGCCGCTGTCTCATACATGCTGGGAAGGTTCTGCTGATAACGCTTGGTAATATCAAAGATTGCTCTGGTAGATTCTTTTAGATGCGCTATGCACTTAGCGTTCACGTGCCGATTGAACTGACAGTAGTGATGCCCGAGAGCCTCAATCAAAGTAGAGCAGCCAACCTTTCTAGACTTTAAAATAATAAGACGTACAGGTTTCTTGTCCGCTTCTTGCTCTTCTATTGCCTGGAGTATTTGCTCTTGCTCTGCATTTAGGATTAGCGGCTTTAGAACGTACTTACCATCTTGAATTGCACGTATCCGCAAACAACTCTCAAAGTAAAAGCGGCGGTCATGCTTACATCGATCCCAAAACTCACGCATAAAGAAGTGGCCCCTGAACTGAATGAGGAGTCAACGCAGAGGCCACAAAGGAAAAGAATACGTTGGAGAGCCTGGAGAGAAGTACAAGGAGAACCAAACTCTTAGTAACCACCATACAAGCTACAAATTTACACTGCAACTTTCTTATCTCTCTTCCTCTGATGACCAGACTGCCGCACAGCCTTTTCAACCCGGCGACGACTAAGGCCAGTCTTGTCTATAATTTCATTGTAGCTCATTCCCGATTTATATAACTCAACAGCAGATTCAAGCTGCGGTGCGCTTGTTCTGTCAATAAAATCAGACTTCGCCTCCAGGTTATCAAGGCGATTATCAAGATTATCGGCAAATGGATCCCATGAGCCTCCGTCATCAACACTCGCCTTTTCAACCATGTCGCCAATTGACTTGCGAACGCTTACATAAGTTTGGACAGCCTTTAGTCGCCTACTCAACTCAATTGGATCATCAGAACACTCAGACATTACTTGAGCCAACATCTGCTCAGTCGCCATCGCGGAGCGAAGCCAATAATCAACAACGTCCTTTGACTGAACTACTGGCAACAAATCTGACTTCACAATATCGCTCATGGTGCTACTATGCATATATGAAACGTAAAGAATCCGTTGTTGTCAATGTTCATCGTGATGTACATGAACTTCTCAAACGAACCGCAGATAGAAACAATGTCAGCATTGCTTCACTAGCCGCCATCTCGGTCGAATCATTCATTGGCTCAATAGAGCGGTGGGGACTCCAGTCGCCTAAAGCTGAAAGGGCAGCCCCCAAATCTAAAAAGGGCACCTTCAATAAAGAGGTTGATAAAGTTGTAACCCTACCAGGCGAACTACACGAAAAACTAAATAACATCGGCGTATACCTTGGAGTCCCAGTAACATCCATGGTCCGGGACTCCATACTCGCACAGAGATTCAACTTCCAACGCATGCAACCAATCAACGCCAGAAATATGTCCAGCGTGAGAATGGTATTGTTTGAATTAGAGCAAACCCCATCCGCTAAATCCGCGTAAACCCCAGCGACAAAACTGACAGAACTGACAAAACTCAAAATTAGCTGTGCATTTCATGTGCACAGTTGCACTAGTTGAAAAGGGGGGTAAACTAGTCGCCCCCGAATGCTTATTCAATTTACGGACCCATATGATATTATTAGGCTTTGGGGCATTTGGACCTAAAATTACTATAGATGTCAGCCGAATATATGCTTCGGGAGGCGGTGGTTCCGACTAAGGTACCCGCCCCCCGCCCCGCGCAATCCGAGGCTTAGTGTAATTTTTATAGCTGATACTAATTCTGCAATCGCTGAGGGGGTGGCTTACATTGCAGTCAGGCGGGAGCATCATGTTATCACTAAGGATTTGACTTGGCGATGCCTGCGGCCCGAGCTTTCGGCTCAGACATATCAATCAAGGATTGATACTCGCCTCTATCTCTATCGCGAACTAGAAGGTGTTCACTTCGTTCACGCTAACGGACAACAAATAGATGTAAGGTGTTCGCTACGCTCACACTGAAGAAGCTGGTTAGGGGGATAGGGTAATTTTTGACCCAGGCCTTCTCGCTCTTTCACTGTCATCCTGTGCCATTTGCCTAATTAGGCGGACCAAGGCTAATACAAGCTGAGGCCAGCTTGACCGCGAGGATGTTTCACATCCTGCTATCTCACACCCAGCCAAACCGCTAAACTAATAACGCTAACACCCTAACACTCTGTACCAGTTGAACCCTTGCAACTGACACAACCGACCACACAGCGGCACACTATCAACTCACCTGTGCACACTACTAAACGACACACTGAAGCCTGAACACTCGGCACATCATTCACTACGTACATGCGAAGCACCAACTAACACAACCAGCCAGCAATAAAAAACCTGGGTAACACCAAAGTGCCGTGCTTAATGTGCCGGGTGAGCAGTCCCACATTTGAGCCGTGCAGAATCGGCACACCTGCACACCCACACCATCGACGACCAGGTCGGACCAGCCAATGTTAAATACTTTGTTCGTTTTCATTGCACATCCGGTCATATTTTGATACCATGGACACATGGTAAAAATGAAAACCAACAAAGGAGAACCATTCAAAATGAACGAAACACAATCCCCAACCGTAACCCGGGCCACCATTCACCGCACCATGTTCAGCACTTGGATTACCGCCGAAATGTCAGACGGTACCGAGTCAAAGTTATTTGATTACTTCCGTGATGAGATTTCATTCTCACCGCGTGAATTCATCGGCAAAACCAAAGCCGAAGCGCTGGCCATGAAATTCAACCGTGACCGCAACAGCCTGAGATAGGCAAGGAGAGCAAACCAATGGAATTCACAACAAAGCAAATTCAATACCCAATTGGCAAACAATGCCAAAACGACGATTGCCGATGGACGATGCCGACAGGATACGAGGCAACACAAATCAAAAACGATTGCTCAGTATTTTGCTCTGATGAATGTGCACACCACGACTACTACAACAACAATGGAGGATGGTAACAACATGAAACGACAACAGGAAAAGAAGGAAATTATGATGATACTGGCAACAGAAGCACTACTACAGAAAACAAGTGATGGAGACTTTCTGATTCTAATAGAAAGAATCGGGAACGTATCAATCTATGATAACGCAACCTGGAACGAATACGTATGTAAGCTGGATGGCAACCCAGGTGCCGACTATCACACCAACTGTATCGAAGACGCACGAAACACAGCGCAACAAATGAGGACCAAATGAGAGAAGCACAACATATAAACCTAGTCGACCCAAGTGACATGAACAGCAGCAAAACACCGAACCTGCACAAGGAGATGCACAACAAACTACTATCCAGATATGGGAAAGGATACCAGCTTCATTCAATCACCTGGACATATTCCG